CCCCCACTTGACTAAAGTGGGCCCCGCGGGACGAATCCCGGACTGTTTATAGTCGTAAAACATTATAGACCCTGGGCTTCGCGGACACACCCTTCCAACATACTCATGAAATCAAATTTCGAAAAACCTAAAGTGGTATTCGGGCACCTCCCCCCAAAGGGAGAGAGAGCATCAAGGAAGCCTCAACAGGACTTTGACTCTAAGGTCGTGTTGGATTTCGTCAATTCTGTTCAAGCGGCACTCCTCGAACAAGGAAAGGTCAGCGTCGAACGTCTCTTTTTCGAGGCTAGTATGAAGCACCTGGCGCACTTCGAGAGTCTTATTAAGGACCGTGGGATTGTGAGAGCAGTTCAGATCCAAGTGTCTTTGTGGAGATGAATCAAAGCTTTCTCGATTCACGCGGATTTACCGGAGGTCCCTTTTATCAAACGTACCCACAAGGGTTATCCAAAACCAGTCGCATTATTTGCCGACCTTATCCGGATGGATGACACCTTCATCACATCGTGTGTGCTCAGTGTTTCGAGCCTACATAATGCCGTGAAAAGTGGCCATCCCCCTGTGGACCTGTCTTCAATCGAGGGTCCGATAGATAACGTTAACGATGAGGCCTTAACTGACTTCACATCTTTTGTGAAAGGATCTGATTTACTAAGATCCCTCAAACAACGAGAGTACTTGTCCAGTGAAGAAATATACTGTTCAAGCGCCCAAGGAGTCTATGGTCAATCTTTCTACTCTGCCATGGCAGAACGCTCAGTGTTAAATGAGCATCCCCTTAAAAGAACCCTCATTCATTTGAATGTAAAACTCAAAAGAACTTTTATGAACCAATTAATCCTTGATGACCGATTTAACTCAAAAATCCATTGTGAAGGTGACTACTTAAGGAGACTTTCCGTACTCCAAGAGAAAGCGCACAAGCATCGGATAATCGTAATCGGGGACTTTTGGTCCCAGAACGCTCTTCTTCCGTTGCACAATCACGTAATGAGTCTTCTGAAATCTTTGGATCAACATGACGCTACTTATTTCGCCTATGAAAGGATTGAACAATTACGAGCTTCCCAGACTAAGTTCAGGGATTGCATCGACTTAAAGAACTTCACTGATTACTTACCCTTGTCACTCCAGAAAGTGGTGGTGTCAGAGCTGTTTGATGAAGAGACTGCAAACTTATGAGCTGAAGTTATGAGGGCGCCGATCTGGGATAAGGAGAATGATAAGTTCATCACTTATACTAGAGGGCAGCCTATGGGACTGTTAAGTAGTTGAGCAGTCGCAACACTGACACATCACTTCCTGATACAATACGCGGCCTTTAAAGACCATTGTCCGCTGAATTACTGTATTCTGGGTGATGACAACGTGATTTGAGATGAAGGACTCTCAAAGGCCTATTTACGAATCTTAAACTTGTTCGAAATTCCTGAATCAAAAGGTAAGAGAATAACCTCAAGAAACGGTGGTTTCGAGTTTTGCAAAAGACTAATAAATGGTGTCGATGAGATAACACCCATCTCTTGGCAAGCTTTCATGCTCCCACCAATACAGCGCTACCTTGAATTTTACCGTCTACTACACTCTCGGTTTTCTAAAAATGACTCATTTTCTGTTTTCTGGTGTAAGTTGAAGCCCAGGCTCTCTTCGAGTCTGGACCAGCAAGCTCTAGAAACATATATAGAGTTATTGAGGACCGATGCGCTCGACATTGAAGCGGTTACGCATCTTAACCCGGTGAACACGCCCAGGC